GATACGACCTTAGCTCCAGCCGCTACAGTAATTCCAGCTTTAACTGCAACGTTGTTAAGACCCATGAATGGATCACCTGCGCCAGTATCGCCGTTTAGGAGTTGCTCCTCAACTTTACGAGCGTGTCCACGTACTAGAGAGTCTTTAAGTAAAGGCATCATAGCTATGATAGAGTCTTCATCGAACTCGTCAATCATAAATGTCTTACTAGCCATCTTAGCAGTTGTTAAGTAGATTTCACTCAACGTAACAGTCTTCTCAGAGCCAGTAGTAGCGTCAGTACCATAAGTACCAGAACCTACCCAATCAGCTTTAGCTGCATCAGGTGCAATCGGTAGAGTCATCTGAGCTGCGTTCAACTGAATCTCACGGAACAGAGGAGCAATAACTAGGTTCTCCTGAACTTCCTTCTCAATGTTAGTTGAGATGATATGCTCATAGTCTGTACTAGAAATCTGTCCCGACTGTGCTCCAGCGATAAGTGAAGTAGCAGTCCCACCAGCTTTCAAACGAATGCCTAGGTCTCCTGCCTTCTCTAGAAGAGCGTGTCCATGATCTGTATCTCCAAGTTCTTTTCCTAAGAGAGATGCAGTTAGAGCTGCAGTTTCAAATTCCGCATAATCAATGTCAGCACCCTTAGTACCTGCATGATCTGAGAACTCCATCTTGCTAGAGCGTAGGGACTCAATCTCCTGAGCCTTCTCAGCGATTTCTGCCTTAAGCTCCGTCATTACAACAGAAGCAGCTTCCTGCTTCTCATTCATACGAGTTTCTAGTTCTGTAACTAGACGCTCTGCTCCAGTCTGCCCAAGCTCTATAATAGCAGCTTTTTGAACTTCAGCAGCAGCTACAGCAGCTGCGCTCGCTTCAGCTTCAGCTTTTGCCTTTGACTCAGTCTCAGCCTGCTTCATAGCGATATCCGCTGCAGTCTTTTTAGCCACTTCTAACATCATTTCTTTAATCTGATTTTCATCCATTATCTTACTTTCCTTTTCTAAATGAGCACCTATAGTGTCATCCTCAGCACCAACTGGTGCATCATTTATAAATTGAGATTTAAAAGCCTCAAATTCCTCGTTAGCCCCATCAAAACTTTTAGCCAACGAGAAGAGGCTATCCGCATTTGCTGGAATTGATACAACAGACACTTCATGCAACTCTAAATCCTTGATCACAAAGATCTCGGTTTTAGAATCATAATCAGCGTCTTTAACTCGAAAACCAACTGAGAATGCTTTTAAAATACCATCTTTTACAAGATTATATACACCCCCTGCCGACTCACTAATTTCTGCTACTATCTCAAGTCCTTTATCTGTAATATTATGTTCAACCATCTGCCCTATAGGCTGAGATCGATCATGGTACGCTAGAATAATAGGGTTCTTTAAATAATTGGTTAAAGCAGACTTGGTTTTCCAGGCTTCTTTTAGAATGACATCGCCAACTCTGTCTTTGTCAGTCGTATTAGCATAGCCCTTTATCAAGATACTACCGTTATCACCTTCCTTTTTTTCAAAGAGAGAATCAATATGGAATGTTTTATTTACTACCATCTTTTATCTCCTTCTGCTTAGGTTTAACCATAGGTTTAACCTTAGGTTTAACTACTAGTACTGCGATAGCTTCTTTTACTCGTAATTGCATTCGGGTAAAACGTTTAAATAATCTCTCAATCTTACGAAGAGGAATTGGTGTGTCGGGGTCGCTTTTATACTCGCCTTTAGACACAAACCCTTTCTTCTCAAAATAAGGTATTAATAATGCTATTTGTTCCTCTTTAGTCATATATCTCCTTTGAGTTTGGTTTAGGCTTTTTAGGAGCCCCACCTTCTTGTCCTGACACACCAGTAGCGGAGCCAGACACGTTAGCAGGTATTCGAACACTATCGAGTTCTGGATCCTGCAGCTCCGGCAGCCTTAACCGAACCCTAGCTTCAGCTCCCGTCATTATACCATTATTAACTAATGCAGTATAGTACTGAGCCTCGTCTTTAAGTTCAGGTCTTAATGCTTCCACATTTTGAGTTATCATTTCCATATCATAGGAGAAGAATCTCTCAAGGCCTGCTACTAGCTTTCTCACCATAGGTATTACAGTGTTTAAGTAGAATAAACGTAGATTCGGGTTAATGTTAGCATTATTTCCCGAGTCTAACAAAATAGGAGGAACACCTAGAGCTTTTAGTATTCTTAGCTCGTGAGCTTTTACAGCTTCTTCGAAGTCTAACTCTTTAAAGGTGTTTTGGTTTAGGGATTCAAGCTCTAAACCACCGTCTAAAATAAGAGGTCTTCGTCCTCCAGTTCGAGGGTTGAATTTACGTTTCCAAGTCTCTAAGAACCTTTCTTTAACTTTAGCAGATAAAGTATTAGGGCTCTTAATAACTAGTCCAGGTACTGCACCATTAGTAAAGAAGTTGTCTTGGAAGTCGTGCATCTTAGACAAAGTAACTAGAGTTCTGCTAGCAGAAGATAGTCTAGAGTCTCCTCGGAAAATCGAGTTGGATGAGTTCTCTTTAATATGTATGATCTCACTTGGCTGGAACTTCTTTTGTTCGTATTTATAGTGGTTAATGTAAGTCTTCTTATCTGTTACAATTTCCACGTTCTGTGCAGGTAGATGGTACAAGTGAGTCCCATCAAAGTATATAAACATATTACCTTCAGTAATTAAATCCAGGTATATGTTACGTCTAAATGTACTAATATCTTGATAAGGGTTTGGCCTATGATTCAGTAACTGACGCACCTTATTTACTCTAAGTAAGGAACCGCCTGCGAAAGGTAGTTTATCCCCTATATCAATATTTATCTGAGAAGCTGAGTCAACTAAAAGGTTTATGCCTCTATTAACTATTTCAACTTCTTTATATGCAACGTTATATCGTCTCCACGGTTTTGTGGTAGCTGCAGAGCCTTCAGAACCATGAATTTCTGGCTGCGCAGGGTTTAACTTTTCCCTTAATGTATCAAGTATCTTCATACTCTTTTATTCTCCGTTTGTCTACCCAGCGTTGTTGCTTGGGGCCAGTTGTAAGGTTAGGTCTCTTACCGTAAATACTGTGAAGCTTAAGGTGGTGTTTATGACATAGGGTTACTGTTTCATCGTACACATTGGTGTGCTCTTCCTCAATAAACCTATCACGAACTGCCACTATATCTTCTGCAGTTTTTACGGTAATTCCATTCTCTCTTAACCATTTCTCGAGTAGCTCAGTCATCCCGTAGTAGTGGTGAAAGTCTAAAGTTTCTTTACTCCCACATATTCGGCACTCAGAGTCTTTATTGTAAGCACTTTTAGCCCTATCACGGACATACTTAACAATATCTCTTTTTAGTTCTGTCATTATAAAATTCCATTATTTATACGCCATTATAACCCTTTTAACCAAAAATGTCAAGAGGTATTTTTGGGCAACTCCAAAGTTAAACGGTGATATACGCCGCTACAAAAGTGTATAAAGCGTACCTCAAAGCATCCGCCATATGAGAAGCACTATTGTGTACAGGCTTCTCTTTTAGTAAGTTACGATTAGGGTCCCATTGATACTGATCCATAGACATTAAGGAGTGAGCACAAGTTTGTTCCACCCGTAACTTATTGTTATCTATGATAGTAGCTACAGAAGAGATACCTGCTAAAACATCTTTAGTGGCGTTAACTGTAGATATACCATAATCTTGTGCTAAATCCCATCTCATCTGTTGAGCAGCTGAATCAATATAAATAACGTCAATATCATATTGAGCTATCAAAGCACTGATCTTTTCAGCATGTTGTTCTGTAGTTCTTTCAGCCTCTAAGTACTCCGCTAATAGATAGTATCTTTGTGTATCCCAATCGAAAGCTAAGACACAAAAAGCAGTAGGATCTCTGTAACCTACGTCTAGTCCGGCAAAGATATCCATTTTAGAGTAGTCCAGTTCGCTAAGATCTTCTACACAAGCTTCAAAATCAAAGTTCCATATTTGTCCTTCGAATTGGTTAAAGTCAGCTAAGTACTCCTGCGCGAACTCAGCAGAAGACATTCCGATTTTAGCCTCTCTAATATCACTCGCGCTAACTCTAGGGTTTTCATGGTAGGTGGCATGAACGCTAGCCCAGTCTTTGAATTCGGGGGAGAAGCCACGGTGGTAG